TGGGGCGTTTTTTCGTTATCTACGGCGATGATAATTACGACCTGAGGAACAGCTATCTTATATGTCCATTCAAACATCATAGAATAGACAGTCGACTGTAGAAAGTAACTCTCGATCCACTCTTCTTTTTTAAGCTTACGGCTTGTTTTAAAATCGATAATAGATGTAACACCATTGAACTCGGCAACACAGTCAGTTCTACCAGCGCAACCAAGAGCCTTAGAATATAGAGGTAACTCAACCCCAAGAATATTATCAACATATTCATCTAGAACTGGTGTAATATTTTTAAACGTTTCGATGTTTACAGGCATAGCCTCTTCATATAATGGCTTCATGTCCTCATTAAGAACATAATGTTCTGCCATTTTATGAATAGCTGTACCTCTACGAGCAGCTTGAGTGGAGATACGATTCGCTTCTTCCTCGCCAACCCTTTTCCTCCACTCAAGCAAAGCAGTTTTATCTAAACGTTCTCCGAGAATCGTAGTTACGGATTTGAGCTTAGTAACACCATCTGGTAATACATAATGACGAGAACCATTAATTTTCTCTGTTTTTAATTCAACAGTAGGCACCAACATGGTGTTAAAAATTTTACGCTGCAATTCCTAACCTATCTTTCTGGATAATGTAATCTTTTACAAGAGCACTTCTTACAATATCCTGTTCATTAAAATCAACAAAGGTAAAGGACTTCATACGTTTAATAATCGCCATGAAATCCCTTAGACCGTTTTTATCTTGCTCTTTAGTAAAATCAGACTGTCTAAAATCACCGCAGAAAACTATCTTACAGTTTTTACCAACACGAGTAATAACAGAATCTAATTCGTGCAAGGTCATGTTAGCAATTTCGTCTACAATGATAATACAATCATTGAGAGTTATACCTCTAATAAAAGATGTGCTTACGAAATCAATCAATCCTTTTTGCTTTAGATATTCGTAAGAGTCTCCTCTACCAAACAACTCTGTACATATTGCATAGTAAGGAGCTTCATACACTCTTGCTTTTTCTTTAGAGCTACCAGGAAGAAACCCCATATCACGAGTAGGTACAACGCTTCTAACAATAATGATTTTTTTATATTGACTGTTCTCGGCTAGTATCTGTTTTAGCCCAAGGTACAATGAAATAAAACTCTTACCAGTCCCTGCGATTCCGTGAAGCATAAGGTTCTTACCTTGATTATATGCTTCAAAGGATGTCTTTTGGTTCTGTGTAAGAGGCTCAATATTTTTTAAATTGAAATTTATTTTTTCTTTATTGCTAGAAGGTTTACCAGAATTTTGTTTGAGAATTCTCTTTTGTTTTCTTGTTAGTCTCGTAGTATTTTCTTCCATCATTACCCTTTAAAATGTGTTGATGGTACTTCCTGTTATTCCTTTGGAATTTTTCTTCTTCATTTCTCGTAGAATATCTCTAAACCCTTCATCGGGCTTATTCATACCTCTACCAGAAGAAATCATAGGTGCACCATTTACTAGTTGAACTATATTTGGATTACTTTTCAAATACTCATCTAGAGCCGAGATACTCATAAAGTCCTCGTGCTCCTCGCCAGTTTCATTATTAAAAAATCTATATGTAGGCATCAGCGTCTATCTTCCTGATAATCCCAATCTTCATCATCTTCAATTTCTTCTTCAGTTAAAGCCGAAATATCCTTGGTGCGTAGGGCTCTTTCGACTCTTTTTTCATTTCGTCGTTCTAGATAATTTGACCTAATAACGAAGTTTTCGTTTTCATCATCATAGAATTCGTTCTTACGAAATTTTCTAAACTGTTTGCTCATTATGGGATTAGTCCTGGGAGTGCCTCTGTTACGTGTTGAAGTGTGATGCCCTTAATAGGCTTCTTATCTTTAATATGACAAAGAAGTTCTGCATCCTTTGGTGCGCAATTTTCGAGTAACTGCACAAACATTGTTTCGCGTTTCATCTGCTTTAAGTTTGGATGAAAACCTTCGATAAAGTATGTAAGCTTTTGAGCTTCTCTAATTAAAACATGTTCCTGATCAGTCAGGTCATTTGGCTTATATGGAGGAGCTCCTTCTGGAAGAGCCCACTTAACATTAGGATCATAGCAACCTTGTAGAATGATTCTCAAAGGTAAGCTATCATTATGTTTAAGAGCGTCAATCTTTTCTTGTGTTCTCTTTAATTTGCCAACTTTCTCAAGAAATTCGGCGATACCAATAACCATTAAAATTCTCCAATAGATTCCATTAAATTTTTAAGTTTATTTGCGATGAAGTAGTTCATCAACTTTTCTCTACCTTTACCACTTTGACCATCATATGAATTCATAATTTTATTACTTATTTCTTCTGGAACATGACTAAGATCAATAAGCTTCTTATTACGCATATAATTGCGTGCAAGAGGATGATCCCATTTACCATCAAGTCCAAGTTCAATAAGCGCATCAATTTTCTTCTGCGTTAGAGGCTTCTGGCGCTCCCCAACAACAAAACAATTATCAGAAGAAAGTACGTTAGGAATGCCATCGCCGCTATCTCCCTTTAGAACGTGTTCAAGAAGATATCGTTCTGGATTATCGTGCTTGATCCACTTTTTACGAACAGGATCATACTGCTTTACCCAAGTATGAGTATGAAGCTGAATAAAGTCTTTATCACCAGAAAGAATAAGAATATTTTCGAAAAGATTATTTGAAACAAGAGTTGCAATAATATCATCTGCTTCTGCAGATTCAATATCAATAACACGATAGGGGAAATATTCCTTAAGCTCTGAACGGATCTTGTTCATGCATTCGAAGATAGACTTCCAGTCCATCTCGGACTTCTCTTGAGCTTTCTTACGATTAGCCTTGTAATATGGGAAAGCCTGCTTACGCCAGTAGTTTGTATTATCGCAAGCAATAACAAGTTCGCCATATTCTTCGCCGAACTTTACTTTATAAGAACGAAGCGAGTTAAGAACCATATGGCGGACCATATTTTCTTCCAACTGAGCATTAGTATGATTACCCAATTGCATAAGCAAATTAGACAACATAACCTGATTCAAATCAACAATGATCACATTTCACCTATCAAACTATCTCAACAACTTCGCTTTTCTTCAGTTTTAAATTAAGGTCTTCGACTATTCGTAGAACACCTTCTTCTTGATCATCCTTTTCAAAAATATTATCTGCTATTTGTTGGAAAGGATGATAGATATTATAATGCTTACATAATATAGATCTAATTGCTTCAACAATGAACGCCCCATCTCTTAAAACTTCTGCACTTTCTTCGTCAGAAATATTGAACCCAGCGACCTCAAGATTATTGAAAATAATTGGAGCAAGATTCGAGATAGTTTCTTGTATATGATAATGTTTCATCATCTCAACATTGCGAGTAATTTCCTCAATTACTGCTTCTTCTCGATTATGATTGTTATTCTTTTTAGGAAATTGAATAACGTTATTATTGTTCATATTGTTTCCGATTTTTTATTATTATAACTTATTATCATAATAATGTCAACTGTTATTATTTAGGCGAATCAAGTTTTATAATAGAAAACTTCGCCAGGAACCCTTCTATCATCAACGTTTTTAAATTGCATCAGAAGATCATCCATTACGATTCTCCACTGAGAACCAATCTTATTCAAGTTGTATCGGCTATCAGCATATGCTTTCACGAACCTCAGATAATTTTGAGCTTCTTCTTTATTAACAATACTGATGGCATGATCAAGATTGTGATAGAATAAATTTGCATGCTTTTGCTTATCATCAAGGAACTGATACATAGAGGTAAGACCACCAGATGTTTCTGCAAGCGCAGCATAATTAGGATGAACGCAAACGAGACCAGCAGACATTGATTCCATCAATACTCGACAAGACGTCTCCTGCCAGATAGAAGGATATGCAAGGATATGCGACTTCAGTAATGCTTCCCTCAATGTATTTTGATCTGCAAAACCATGATAGGTCATCTTAGGATGTTGACGAATTCTTTCATAAAGATGTTCGAATTGTTGATCGGCATCTGGCCAACCATAAATTGAAAAACTAGAAAAAACATCTAGATGAATATTATCATGCTTTTCTACCAAAGCTTCAAATACAGGAACAAGAAGTTCTAAACCTCTCTGAGGAGTTGAGAAGTAAACGAGTCGAACCTCATCTTTTGATTTTTGAACTTCCGGAAATACTTCAATAGGATTTTCGATAACAATAACCTTATCATCCTGTGGAAAGTTCAACTTATCAATATAGTTTTGAAGCTGCCAATTAGAAACAAAAACAAACTTATGGAATCGATCTCTACTCTTCTTTTCCTTAAGATGTGCAACTTCTGGATCACCAGCAAGATCGTGCTGCCAGTAGATACGAATTTTATCCTTTTCGATATCTCGAACTCTAGACGCAATTACCTGAAATTCTTTTGAAATTTCTTCAGGAATAAATTGAGCGATACTGCGCTTTGATAGCTCAGTACCGCCCTTAGAATTAATTGAAATTTCGTTTTCTTCAAACCCGCTCACTGGCCACGCTCCTGTTCAGTAGCCTTAGCATTAAGATAAGCCATTACGTTTTCTGGGCTTGATGCGCCATACGGATCATCGTTTGCATCATCACGATAACCAGGTTCCTCGAACCAAGCTTCGATAATACCATCATTGATAACAGCAGCATAACGCCATGAACGCTTACCGAAGCCAAGATTATACTTATTAACAAGCATACCAAGACCCTGAGTAAACGAACCATTACCATCAGGAATGACTTTGACGTTCATGATCTCTTGCTGCTTTGCCCATGCATTCATAACAAATGCATCATTTACTGACATGCAGTAGATCTCGTCAATGCCATGAATCTCTTGAAACTCATTGTGCATCTGCTCAAATCCAGGAAGCTGGAAAGTAGAACAAGTAGGAGTGAAAGCTCCAGGAAGCGAGAAAAGAATTACTCGCTTGCCAGCAAAGTAATCAGCGGTAGACATGTCCTGCCAACGGAAAGGATTAGGACCGCCAATAGATTCGTCACGAACACGTGTTCTGAAAGTTACATTAGGAACACGACGTCCAACGTAGCTAGACATACCAACGTAATTAACCATGATTAAGCCTGACGAGTCAGATAGTTAGGACGAACGTACTTAGCGCCAAAGTATTCCTTGACGAGAGCGATAACGACCTGATCGTCATATTCCTTACAAGAAAATACGTCAAGGTACATTGCATTGCCGCCCATACCATCGTCTGGTACGAAATGGGCGCAGATATTAGAAGTTTCGATAAGCTGGACAAGTGTATAGCCAGCCTTGTTACCAGAACCAAAGTTTACGATCTGCGGTTCGCCATAAGCAACCATATCAATGTCCTTGACAAGACGCTTGGTGAAGTTGTAAATATTTTCGTAGCTAGTAATTGCTAGATGGTCAAGTTCTGCACAGTCAAGAACAAGATGATAACCCCAGTATGCCATTATGTATTCTCCTCATAATTAATTTTGTTGATGAAACCGAGCTTCTTTTCTTCTTGCCAGCTCTTAAGATAGTCATTATCTTCGTCAAACATTCGAAGATATTCTTCTTTATTTATTTCCCTGTGGGAGATAAAAACTGTTGGTTCAAGATGTTCCTGAGAAAACTCTTGAAAATCACTATCACCTTCGCGCATGATAACTTCATCGAGAGCATGATCAATATCATCTTCAACTTCAACACAGTAACGAAGGCGAAACTGCGAGAGCACGTCAACCATAACAAGCTTTTTCATCAGTAATTATGACTCACATCTTGGACATATTTAACGGAATCGATACGAAAAGAGCGCCAACCTCTATTCTGAACATCCCATGCAGCAATAACGTCAGTATTTTTTTGATGGAATTCTTTTTCCTCTGTAATATCCTTAACGTAGGTAGGAGGAAGAAGGTCAGGGCGAAGAGTACAACGCATTATACGATCTTCGCCATTTACCTTTGTAAAATGTACTTCTATAACATACTCTCTTAGATCCTTAAGGATCGTATCACGTTCAAACATTAGATAGTACCTGCCTCAGTTAGAAACTTTCCTGTTGTGGTTGTTTGTTCATTTAACATCTTCTGTAGCTGAGTAAATCCGCCGATGTTAAATCCATCAACTACAATAACAGGGAAAGTTGTAGCTGTTGGAAAAAGTTCAAGAAGGTTTTCTCTTGAAAAATCCTCGTTGAGCTTAAGTTCGTTATACTGAATGCCCTTCGAAGAAAGTAGCATCTTTGCGCTTGTACAATAGGAACAATTTTCCTTTGAATAGATTGTTACATTCATAGTCGTGTTCTCCAATATTCTTTGATATCGTCAAGGTTTGAAGGATCAAAACCATTTTCATACATATCATATTCAACGAGTAGTTCTAGATCACTCTTCATATTATCCTCCATACTTATATTATATATAAGATGTTATTTAAAACCAAGCAAATTATTTAATGGTTTCGTAGATTGTTACAGAAAATACTACGTTTTTCTTAGACTCATCATCGTTCGTCTTGTAGTAGTTTTTGATTTTTTCTTCTACATCTTTTTCGTTCTTAGCCTGAACAAGTCTATATTCTTCGAAAGAAGAACCAGATTCTATATCATCTATTTTTGTATAAAGAATAACCTTAACTTTACAAAGAAAATACTTCATTACGAAACCTTAATATAACTTGCTTTTACGTTTTTCTTTTCTAGAATTTCGAAACCATTTGAGAAAAGAATACTTTCGATAGCATCGTGATCATACATCCAGATATCATCAAATACAAAAGATGTTCCGATATTAGAACGTTCAACAAAGAAGTTTGTTTCTGTTACCATAGCCTCGCCATTATGAGGACCATCAAAGAAAACGAAAGCGTACTTATCTTCAATCTTCTTTACTTCATCATAAACAGGAACGCCATCAGAATAACGAGCAAAGAACTCTGTATCTTCAAGACAGAAAAATGTAAAATTAAATCCGTTTTGATAGGCATAATAATAAAGAGAAGGAATAATTCGATTACGCATTCCATTATCGTAATCAAGTTTAATAGCTTTCGTTAGTTCCTTAGATTGGGGGTCGCCTTCCTTTTCAACTTCAGGATTATGTACTGAAAGAGATAAATTTGTTTGAACGTAATCAATATTTCCATAGGGGTCGATACAGAACATAGAACGATTATTATCGCCATTATGTACAAGAGCGTCAATAATCATCTTAGCAGAACCGCCACGACGAGTTCCAATTTCAACAACAGCTCCTTCGACGCCTTTGATCTTAAGAGCAGCATTTACTAAAACTTCATATTCCTGAGAATCAACTCCGAAAACTTCTTCGTCACTAAAACGAATCATACCCATTTAATTTCTCCAATAATTATTTACCTGTCTTTTTACCCTTAAGACGACGAGCCTTGCGCTTGGCAGAACCAACCTTACGACGACCCTTACGGGGACGATTTTTATGTGGATGCGGCATAATATACTCCTTTTTT